TTTTGTAGAACGGGATGCGCCTTTAACTGCACAACAGGTTAAATACTACCGGACCCTTAAGAAACTTATGACTATGTCAGCAGCAGGAGAGCATGTAACTTCTGTAAATGCAGCCACTAATATTAATAAGCTATTGCAAATATCAGGCGGTGCGGTCTATACCGATACTAGGGAAGTTATACAGTTTGATGTATCCAACCGACTACAAGTTATTAAAGAAGTTATTGAAGAAGCATCACACAAAGTTTTAGTGTTTGTCCCTTTTACACATACTATACATTTACTACACGACTACCTAACTAAGAGTGGGATTGTAGCTGAAATTATTAATGGGCAAGTGTCTATAAATAAAAGGCATGATATTATTAACCGCTTTCAAGAACAAGATACTACTAGAGTATTAGTAATACAACCACAAGCCGCTTCCCACGGGTTAACACTAACAGCCGCAAATGTAATTATTTGGTATGCTCCTGTAACTAGCGTAGAAACATACTTACAAGCTAACGCACGCATTGACCGTCCGGGACAAAAGAATCCTATGACTATAGTACATATAACAGGAAGTGAAGTAGAAGCAAAGTTGTATAAGATGTTGCAAGGTAACATAACCAACCACACAAAAATAATTGACTTATATAGACAAGAAATTGAAAATATAGTTTGACAATGTCAAAAGATGTGGTATAGTAGAAGTTCATTGAGAAGGAGCTAAGATGGAAAATGTTGGAACAGATAAGCTTGCCGAGATTTATATAAAAATACGGGACAAGCGAGCAGAAATGAAGGAAGTGTTTGAAGTACAGGACTCTGAGCTAAAAGCGCAACAAGACTTATTGGCAGAAAAAATGCTCGATGTTTGTCGAGAGAATAATGCCGATAGTATTAGAACCCCCGCAGGGACAATCATTCGTAAAGTTGATACACGGTACTGGACGACTGATTGGGATTCTATGTATCAGTTCATACAAGAACATGATGCATACCCCCTGCTCGAGAAGAGGATACATCAAACTAACCTCAAGCAGTTTCTCGAAGAGAATCCCGAACTGTTACCTGCTGGTTTACAAGCAGACAGCAAATACACCGTGGTCGTTAGAAGGAGCAAGGAATGAGTAATCTATCAATTTTTAAACAGCAGTCAACGGCTGTAGCTGGTCGTGAAGTTAGTGAGTTGTCTAAAGCTTTAGCAGATAGTGGTGGTGGGTCCACAACCCGTCGTATTACTATGGCTAAGGGAGTATTCCGAAGGATTGTTAATGGCAAAGAAGCTGGTAGAGTTAAGGATGGATTCCTAAACGCTATTATCATTAATGCGTTACCAAAAGTATCTCGTCAATTTTATGCGTCTTCGTATGACCCTGATGCGGCACCAACTCTGCCTGACTGTTGGTCTAACTTAGGTGATGTACCCGATGCCAAGGCTAGTAACCCACAAGGTGTCTCCTGCGCCACATGTCCACAAAACATAGAGGGCTCAGGTAATAATGGCAAAGGTCGTGCATGTCGCTTTAATCGCCGTATAGCAGTAGTGCTTGAGAACGATATGAGTGGTGATATATACCAATTTAGTATCCCTGCTAAATCTCTGTTTGGTAAGGGTGTAGGTAATACTCATCCGTTTGAAAGCTACATTAAGTTTTTGCCAGCTAACGGTGAGAGCATTGACCGTATCGTTACTCAGATTAGTTTTGATGAGAACGAGACAGCTGATGTTTTGAAATTCACACCTGTGCGTCACTTAACTGAAGAAGAGATTGATGTTGTAGAAGTTGCACAACAATCTCCCGATTGCAAACGAGTTATTCAATTAACTGTAGCCCAGCAAGACGGTGTTGCTAAGTTGCCTAGCAGTAATCTCCCAAGACTAAAGCCAGTAGTTGCTGAAGAACCGGAAGACCCAATTGAAGAACCTGTTGTTAAACGTGCTAAGAAAGCTGATGCGTCACCTACCGCACCTAAAGCTAATTTTGCAGACGTAGTTAATGCTTGGAGCGACAACTAAAAATGAGCATTGGCTACAGCTTTAGAACTGTTCAGCTAAACAAAGAGGCGGACAAAACCCGCCTTGGAGTTACATTAGGCAAAGCGTGCATTGGTCTAGGTATCCCTGTAGTATCCATAGCTTCAAAGCTAGGGGTGAGTAGGCAGACTGTGTACAATTGGTTTACTGGTGCGCATGACCCACACGAATCTCATGCAAAAGAAATAGCACGGCTAATCAACAGTTTTAAACGCAAGTAATAAAAAAGTACCGCAAGGTTAAGGGGGATAACTCCCCCTTTTTTTACCCTAACAGAGATACGTATGACAAATATTGACCTATTAAATAGAGTGCAATCACCTGATGGGTGGTTTGTAGTGCTAGGGTTAAGGAATGGAAAATACGCTGACCAAAAGATTATAGAGACAAGACCTGAGTTCAATGCTCTTGTAGAAGACTATCTTAATAAAAAGTGGGATGTATATTTTGGCGTTGCTAAGTATGCTGAATACAAAGAAAAAGAATTCCGCAAGAAGGAAAATGTAAAGAACTTAAAAGCATTTTGGGTAGACTTAGATTGTGGGGAGTCTAAAGCAGAAATTAATCCTAAGACTGGTAGACCGGATGGCTACATAGATCAAAGGACAGGACTTATTGCACTGCAACACTTTTGCAAAACAATCGGATTACCTAAACCACTACTAGTTAGTTCAGGTAGAGGTATACATGCATACTGGCCTTTGGCTTCTCCTATTACTCAGGAGAAATGGCAACCTGTAGCTGACCGTCTCAATGAGTTATCTGTAATACATAATCTATATGTCGATGCAAGCGTGTTCGAAGTGGCTCGTGTGCTTAGAGTGCCCGGGACCCTTAACTTTAAAGATAATCCACCTAAGCAAGTAGAAGTAATAAGTGACGCATCTGATGTTGAGTACGAAACATTTAAAAATACATTGGGTGTTAGAGCAGAATCATTTAATACTTCTAGTCGTAAAGAGCTAAGCGAGCTACAAAAAGCTATGGCCTCTAATACTGCATCTAGGTTTAGCAAGATTATGGTTCGTAGTGCCAAGGGCGAAGGTTGCGCTCAACTACTATATCAATATCAAAACCAAAACTCAGTTACTGAACCCATGTGGTTTAATGCTTTGTCGGTTGCTCAGCAATGCGTAGATAGAGAAGTTGCTATACATAAAATATCCGAGGGGTACGATGGTTATGACTTTGAGGATACTGAACGAAAGGCAAGCCATACAAAGTTTGCTCAGCGTTGTAGCTACTTTGAAAAGCAGAATCCCGGAGGTTGTAATGGGTGTAAATGGAAAGGTCGTATAGGCTCTCCCATAGTGCTTGGTAAGGAAATAATACGGGGCGATGACCCCGAAGAAGCTGAAGTAGAGGATGTTCTAGTAGTTGAAGATACTTTAGTAGATACAGCACTACAAACATATAAACCTCCTGTATACCCCTTTCCGTATTTCCGTGGGAAGAACGGTGGCATATATTTAACTTCTAGAGAAACCGAAGAGACTGAACCCTTGCTTGTATATGAGCATGATTTGTATGTTGTTAAGAGGATGTTTGATGCAGACCCCGAGGTTGGGGAAATAATATTAATGCGGTTACATTTACCCAAAGATGAGATTAAGGAATTTGTTTTGCCTTTATCTACTATAGGGGTGAAAGAGCGGTTACGAGAAGGGCTGCTCAAAAAAGGTGTGGCTGGCATGCCAAAGCAGATGGATGCTTTGATGGTAATGATTATGTCAGCGGTTAAAGAACTTCAATATAAAAAGAAAGCAGAGCTTATGAGAGCACAGTTTGGATGGGCAGATAAAAACAGTAAGTTTATTATTGGTGAAAAAGAAATTAGTAAGGATGGGGTCTTTCATAGTCCTCCATCTTCTATGACAAAACAGTTTTCTGATAGCATGCACCCCCTAGGTACATTTGAGAAATGGAAAGAGGTATTTAATTTATATGGAACTCCGGGACTAGAACCCCATGCGTTTGCTGCACTTACTGCGTTTGGTTCACCCCTTCTTAAGTTTACTGGGCATAGCGGAGCAATCATAAACGTTATTCATAAAGACTCAGGTACGGGTAAATCGACAGCATTGTATATGTGCAACAGTGTTTATGGGCATCCTGATAAGCTAGCAGCCCTTCC